ACTGTCAATCTTGATCGCGTTTCTCATAAAATTATTTCTTTAGTTCGTGAAGGAAGCAATATCAAAGGTAAAGCACAACTTCTTGGAACTCCAATGGGTAAGATTGCAGAATCTTTAATCAAAGAAGGAGTTTGTCTTGGTGTTTCTTCTCGTGGTGTTGGTTCACTCAAGATGACCAATGAAGGTCATAAAATTGTGGGTGAAGATTTTATGTTAGCAACTGCTGCAGATATCGTTGCCGATCCTTCTGCACCTGATGCTTTTGTTCAGGGAATTATGGAAGGTAAAGAGTGGGTTTGGGATGGTGGAATTCTTCGTGAGCAACTTGCATCCAAAACTCAGAAAAGAATCAACACTTTGATTGATCAAAAAAGATTAGATGAGCATAAGATTCATTTATTCCAAGATTTTTTATCAAATCTTTAAATTATAAATAAATATAGATTATACACAAAGATCTAAAATGTCCGTTGGTAGCAATTTACAAGAAATGGAAAACGTAGTAACCAAAGGAGCTGCATCCGCTGAACCAATGCAAAAGTTGTCCACTGGAATTGCTCCTGGACAAACTGGTGCATGGGAAGATTTGGGTGGACCTACTCCAGAAAATTATCGCACAGATGATGAGTCAGCAAGACTCAATACTCCTGGAACAACTCTTCAGCAAGTCAAAAATGTTGTTAATGCTAGAGCTGCATCTGCAGATCCTATGCAAAGTCTTGCTAAAGAAGATGCCGAGTATGATGAAGATGAGGCACTTTTAGAAGCTTCCGAAAAGGAAGATGAAGGTAGCGAAGACGATACCGAAGAAGATTCAAAAGAAGATAAAAAGAAAAAATCTTCTAAGGAAGATGAAGAAGATGAAATGAAGGAAGAGTATGACATCGAAGAAGATGTCAATGCTCTCCTTGCTGGTGAGGAGCTTTCTGAGGAATTCCAAGAGAAAGCACGTACCATCTTCGAAGCTGCTATTAGATCAAAAGTATCTGAGATCAAAGAGCAGATTCAAGAAACTTATGAAAATGCACTTATTGAAGAAGTTGAAACCATTAAGCAAGGACTCATCGAAAGAGTTGATGCTTATCTTGAGTATGTTGCCGATGAGTGGGTTTCAGAAAATGCACTTGCAATTGAGCAAGGACTTAAAACTGAAATGACTGAATCATTCCTCCAAGGAATGAAAGGTCTTTTTGAAGATCATTATGTATCAATCCCTGAAGAGAAATATGATGTAATCGAGAGTATGGTAGATAAACTTGATGAAATGGAAGAAAAACTCAACGAGCAAATCGAAAAGAATATTGCTCTTAATAACAGATTAGCAGAGTCGGTTGCTGATGTAATCTTTGCAGATGTCGCTGAGGGTCTCGCACTTTCTCAGAAGGACAAACTCGCTTCTCTTGCAGAAAATGTTGAGTTTGATAGTGAGTCAGACTATCGTGAGAAACTGGTAACTCTGAGGGAATCGTATTTCCCATCTAATGCTGGTACTCAAAGAGAAGTTACTGAGAATTTATCTGAAAGCGTAGAATATCCAGAAACTCCACAAGTTAGTGGTGCTATGGAAAGTTATCTCTCAGTTCTCAGTAGAACTACTAAGTGATTTTTAAATTATAAACAAATCAAACTAACACGTTTTAAATAGAGGTAAAACCAATGCAAATGTTCAATGCAGAATATTTGCAGGAGAAGTGGGCACCAATCCTGGACTATCAGGGACTTGATTCAATCAAGGATTCTCATCGTAGAATGGTAACCGCTGTCCTGCTCGAAAACCAAGAAAGAACTCTCCGCGAAGAGCGTGAGTTCCTTTCAGAAGGTCCAACAAGCAACACACAATCAGGCACTTATGGTGGTGCTAATGCTGCTGGTTTCAGTGGCACCGCTACTTCACCTGTCGCTGGTTTCGATCCAGTTCTGATCTCCTTGATCAGACGCGCAATGCCTAACTTGGTTGCATATGACCTCGCAGGTGTTCAACCAATGAATGGTCCTACTGGACTTATCTTCGCAATGCGTTCGAAGTATAAGACTCAAGATGGTACGGAAGCACTCTTCAACGAAGTAGATTCCGCATTCTCTGGACAAGATTCAAGCTTTGCTCAAGACGAAGGTTGGACAAACGGAAACGTTGGTCTTGGTACTACCACTCAGCGTGGTTCAAACCCAGGTCTTCTTGATCCAACCACAGGTGCTTCAGGTGACGCTACCACCTATAACGTAGGTCAAGGTATGCGTACTGATAACGCAGAAAACCTTGGACAGACTGGTGGTCCTCAGTTCAACGAAATGGCATTCTCAATCGAGAAAGTCACCGTTACTGCAAAGTCACGCGCTCTGAAAGCTGAGTACTCGTTAGAACTCGCACAAGACCTCAAGGCAATTCATGGTTTGAATGCTGAAGCGGAATTGGCAAATCTTCTCTCAACTGAGATTCTTGCTGAAATCAACCGCGAAGTTATTCGTACCATCTATAACGTTGCTGAGTCTGGTGCTCAAGCAAATACTGCTACCGCTGGTACTTTTGACCTTGACGTTGACTCAAACGGTCGTTGGTCGGTTGAGAAGTTCAAAGGTCTTATTTTCCAAATCGAGCGCGATGCTAACGCAATCGCACAAAGAACTCGTAGAGGGAAGGGTAACATGATCCTCTGCTCGGCAGACGTTGCTTCGGCACTCACCATGGCAGGCGTTCTTGATTATACCCCAGCACTTAATGCTAACCTTAACGTTGATGACACTGGCAACACCTTTGCCGGTATTCTTCAAGGTAAGTATAGAGTCTACATTGACCCATATTCGGCAAACGTAGAACCTAATCAATACTATGTTGTTGGTTATAAGGGTTCTTCCCCTTATGATGCTGGTCTCTTCTACTGCCCATATGTTCCTCTCCAAATGGTTCGTGCCGTTGGTGAGAACTCCTTCCAACCAAAAATTGGCTTCAAGACCCGTTACGGTATTGTTGCTAACCCATTTGCGGAAGGTACTACTGTTGGCGCTGGTCGTCTGTACAGAAACTCTAACCGTTACTACAGAAGAGTCAAGGTTACTAATCTTATGTGAGTCTTTCTCACAAATCTTATGGGGGATCCTTCGGGATCCCTTTTTTTATCTAAATACAAATAAAAGACGATAACGACATTATATTGATGCAACTCCAGTGTTAGTAAAACTTACAAAATCAAAATAATGGCAACTTCAGCATTTGCAAATCAAATTCAAAATAGAAATTTCTTATCTCCAGTAGGATTTAAGTTTACTCTGGCAAAAGAACCTAAAGTTGCATTCATGTGCAATTCTGCAAGAATTCCAGAAATTACTTTAGGAGTTGCTAAACAACCAACATATTTAAAAACGATTGATGTTCCTGGAGAAATTTTGACATATGGGGATTTGACGTTAAAATTTCTTGTTGATGAGAACATGGAAAATTATATGGCAATTCATAATTGGTTAACTGGATTAGGTTTTCCAGAAACTGCAGAACAATATAGAAATTTAACCACGAATGATTTGGGAATAAGAGATTCAAAAGAAGCATTTAGTGATGGATCACTTCATATTTTGAATAGCAACTATAGAGATGTTGCTATTATAAAATTTAAAGACTTATTTCCAATGTCATTGTCATCATTAGAATTTGATGCAACTCCAACTGATGTAGTTTTTCTTACAGCGCAAGTTACTTTTAAATACACAATCTATGATATACTAGGAACAAATGGCAAAGCATTATGAATCTTGACGAAATTCAGGAGATGTGGCAGAGAGATTCTGTTATTGACCCTGACAACCTACACGATGAATCTTTAAAAATTCCTCAACTTCACTCCAAATATTATACAATCTACAATACAATTACTCTTCTTCGGGAGAAAGCAAGAGAAACTTATAATAAAGTTAAATTAGAACGACACAATTACTACACAGGAAAGGCACCAGCAGAGGTTTATATTGAAGAACCATTTCCGTATAAAGTAAGAGAGAAAGACGCCATACAGAGGTATATGGATGCCGATGAAAGACTCAATAAAATAGATCTTAAAATCAGATATTATGATATTATGCTTAAGTTCTTAGAAGAAATTATCAAGACAGTTTCCAATAGAACTTACCAAATCAAGAATGCGATTGAATGGAACCGTTTTCAATCAGGATTTAACTGAGGCAGAAATGCCTCTTTTTTATTCCCAATAAATACCTATAACTGATATTTTATGAATGTCTCATTTGATCATATCAAAAAAGAATGAAGTATATCTGTATATTAAGGCAGAACCTCACATTTATTATGAATTAGCAGACCAATTCACATTTGAGGTTCCTAATGCAAAATTCAGCCCTCAGTATCGGAACAAATACTGGGACGGAAAGATTCGCCTATTCAATACACAGACTGGTGAAATTTATATTGGTCTCTTAGATAGAATTATTAAATTCTGCGAAGATCATGAATATACATACGAATTTGTAGACAATAAGTTCTATGGACTTCCTTTTGAGATAAATGAGGGAATCTCAAAGGAAGGTGTGAAAGATTATATGACTGCAATTAGTAGACACGCCCCGCGTGATTACCAAGTCGAGGGAGTATACGACGCTTTGCGACATAATCGAAAGTTATTGATATCTCCAACTGCTTCTGGAAAGTCTCTAATGATATACTCTGTTGTGAGATATTATGTTGAGAAACAGCAAAATATTCTGATAGTTGTCCCAACGACTTCCCTTGTAGAACAAATGTATAAAGATTTTGCAGATTATGGGTGGGATGTTGGTTCATATTGCCACAAGATCTATGCTGGTAAGGAAAGAGAAACTGATTCTCAAGTCATCATTACTACTTGGCAAAGTATTTACAAATTGCCTAAGCAGTATTTTGCTAGATTTAATGTAGTCGTAGGAGATGAAGCACACCAGTTTAAATCCAAGTCATTAATATCTATAATGACAAAGCTTTGTGATGCGAAATATCGTTTTGGATTTACTGGAACACTTGATGGAAGTCAGACTCATAAGTGGGTTCTAGAAGGATTGTTCGGTCCTTCATATAAGATTATTAAGACTGATGAACTGATGCAGAAAGGTCATCTTGCCAAATTAGATATTAAAATACTTCTATTGAAACACCCACCGAATCGATTTGATATCTTTGAGGACGAGGTTCAATATATCATTAATCACCAAAAAAGAAATAACTTCATTAAAAATCTTACATTAGATTTAAAAGGAAATACTCTCGTTTTATTTTCAAGAGTAGAAGGTCATGGGGAACCTCTATATCACCTAATAAATAATAACACATCACCAAATCGTCATGTTTTCTTTATTCATGGTGGAGTGGAAACTGAAGAAAGAGAAAAGGTTCGTGAAATAACTGAAAAGGAAAATAATGCAATCATTGTTGCTTCTTATGGTACTTTTTCTACTGGTATCAACATTAGAAATCTACATAATGTGGTCTTTGCTTCCCCTAGTAAATCAAGAATCAGAAATCTTCAATCTATCGGAAGAGTTCTCAGAAAAGGTGAAAATAAAGTAAAAGCAACTCTATATGATATTGCCGATGATATCAGTTATAAGTCAAGAAAAAATTATACACTTAATCACTTAATAGAAAGAATTAAAATTTATAACGAAGAAAACTTTAATTACGATATTGTAAACATACCGATAAAAGAATAATGGGCGAAGAGTTTTATTGCAGTTTAAAACTTGTATCAGGTGAGGAGGTATTCTCATTAGTATGTATTGATGAGAATGATGGAGATCCTATTGTAGTGCTTCAAAATCCCGTTGTAATGAAGATACAACAATCTATGAGTGGAATGATAATAAAAATTAAACCATGGATGGAAATTCCAGATGATGATTTTTATTTTATAAAATTGGATAAAATTATTACAATGACTGAGATCAGTGATAAAATGACTATTGGATTTTATAAAAAATATCTTAGTGATGAACCTATTGAGTCAATAGGAGATAATGGAGAGGTTAAATTAACAAATAAAATGGGATATGTTTCTTCTGTAGATGATGCTCGTAAGAAACTTGAAAAGATCTTTAATGATCTTAAAGAAAGCTAAACTCTCATCTTCAACCGGGACAAAGGTAGTCTACACAATATTTCAGTAGTTGTCAAGCCCCTTCAAAGTATGGTATAATAAACATAACTTATAAAACTCAAAAATAAGAAAAATGCCATGCCTAAGAAAAAATCAGAACATTATGTAAATAATAAAGAATTTTTAGAAGCAATCACAATTTATAGGGAAAAAGTTGAGAAAGCACGGGAATTATTCATTCAAAAATATGATACAGAACCACCAAAGTCAGGACCTTGGGAAGGAAAACCTAGGATTCCTAATTATCTAGGTGATTGTTTCTTGAAGATTGCTACTCATTTATCCTATAAACCAAACTTCGTTAATTATATGTTCCGTGAGGATATGATTTCTGACGGGATCGAGAATTGTGTTCAATACATTCATAACTTTAACCCTAAAAGGTCTCAGAATCCATTTGCATACTTTACTCAAATTATTCACTACGCATTTTTGAGAAGAATTCAAAAGGAGAAAAAGCAATTGGAAATCAAGACCAAGATCATCGAACGCACTGGTTTTGATGAAGTTATGATGATTGATGACAACTTGCTTTCTGGGAACAATTCGGAGTATAATAGTATGAAGGACGCAATCCAATACAGAAACAACAACCGATGAAAATTGCCATTTTAACAGACACTCATTATGGATGTAAAAAAGGTTCAAAACATCTTCATGATTACTTTGAACTCTTCTATAGGAATGTTTTCTTTCCTGCCCTTGAAGAGCACGGGGTAGAAGCAGTCATTCATATGGGTGATGCATTTGATAGTCGCAAGTCAATTGATTATCAAAGTCTGGAATGGGCAAAGAGAGTTGTATTCGAACCTCTTCGTAAGTATGAAGTTCATATGATTGTTGGTAATCACGATTGTTACTATAAAAATACTAATCATGTAAATTCTCCAGATCTTCTTCTTAGGACTTATTCAAACATCAAAACTTATAGTTCTCCAACAAATACGAAGGTTGGTGGAATTGATATGACTTTCATTCCTTGGATTTGTAGTGAGAACTATGAACAAACGATGAATGTAATCAAAAAGTCAAAGGCAAATGTTGCATTTGGGCACTTAGAACTTCAGGGTTTTCGTGTCAATCGCAATTTGATTATGGAGGAACATGGACTGGATTCGAATATTTTTTCAAACTTCACAAAGGTATTTTCTGATTATTACCACACTCGTTCTGATAATGGACGCATTTTCTATCTTGGTAATCCTTATGAAATGTACTGGACAGATGTGAATGATACTCGTGGATTTCATATCTTTGATACGGAAACCCTAGAGCATACTCCAATTAATAATCCTTATAAATTATTCTATAATCTTTATTATGAGGATACTCCTTACCAGACATTTGATGCTAGGGAGTATGAGAATAAAATTGTAAAGATTATCGTTCGTAAAAAAACAAAAGCAAAGGATTTTGAAAAGTTTGTAGATAAATTATATACGGTAGGAATTCAAGATCTTAAAATTATTGAGAACTTTGAAATTCAAGAAAGTGAAGATTTTCAAGTTGATGAGGAAGAGAATACTATTTCAATTCTAAATCGTTATATTGATGAATCTGAAGTTCAGTTTGATAAGAACATCATTAAAGGAATTCTACAAAATCTTTATAGAGAGGCTTGCGAAGTTGAGTAATGTTTCTTCTTACACTTAAAGACCAAAAGGGAGATGGTGCATTTGCCGTCCAAGACAAATATGGTGAAAAAGTTTTATTTCTCTTCGAGGAAGAAGATGATGCGACTCGTTATGCCTTGATGTTGGAAGACCAAGAAGAGAAAGAAATGGATGTAGTCGAAGTTGATGATGCACTTGCCATAAAGACTTGTAAACTTTACAACTATAAGTATGCTGTAATTACTCCAGATGATATTGTAATTCCACCTAAAAATAATGATTGATATATTTTAGGTAGTATTATAAATATAAAAAGTTATACACCTTTTTATGGAAATAAAAAAATGTAATGATTGTCTCATCGAAAAATCAGTTGAGGAATTTTATATTAAAAGGATAGGCAAAAGGGGGCAAAATCTTTACACTTCAAGATGTAAAGTATGTCAACTAGATCGTAATATGAAAAATTATTATAATGAAAGTCCAGAAAAAAGAAAAAGGAGAAGGGATCTATGTTCGGCAAGTCATTTATTACGAAAATTTGGTTTGACGACAGAAGAATTTTCTGCTATGATAGAAGGGCAAAATAATAAATGTAAAATCTGCGATTGTGAATTGGAACAACCACAAGTAGACCATAATCACACAACAGGAAAAGTTAGAGGTCTTCTCTGTAAACCTTGCAATATGTCTCTAGGTCTTTTGAAAGAAGATCCAAAAGTTCTCTATAATATGATTTCTTACATTAATGATAATCTTTAAAAAAATCCGTTGGAAGAACTTTCTCTCAACAGGTAACCAGTTTACAGAAATAGATTTTCAAAAAAATCATACTAATTTAATTGTCGGTACAAATGGTGCTGGTAAATCTACAGTACTGGATGCTTTAACCTTTGTATTGTTTAATCGTCCATTTCGTAAGATCAATAAACCTCAACTTCCTAACAGCACCAATGAAAAGGACTGTCTGGTAGAGATTGAGTTTTCTGTGAATAATCGTGAGTATTTGGTTCGTCGTGGAATTAAACCAAATATTTTTGATATTGAAGTGAATGGTAAACAACTTCATAAAGAAGCAGATGATCGTGCTAATCAAAAAATTTTAGAAGAAAATATTCTAAAGGTCAACTATAAGTCTTTTACTCAGATTGTGATTCTGGGTTCTAGTACTTTTGTACCTTTCATGCAACTGACTACAGCGCATCGTCGAGAAGTGATTGAGGATTTATTGGATATTCGTATCTTCTCCTCGATGAATAACTTGATTAAAGATAAAATTCGTCAGCAGAAGGATCAGATCAAATCTTTGGATCTTAAGAAAGAATCTCTCAAAGATAAAGTTCAAATGCAGAAGAACTTTATTGAGCAGTTGGAAAGTCGTGGAAAGGATAATATTAATGCCAATAAACAAAAGATTACTAATTTGATTGCTGAAGTTGATGCTTATATGCGTCAAAATGCAACTACCGAAGAGAGTATTTTTGGATATATTAAAGAACAAGAAGAAGTTGTTGGCGCAACTGATAAACTTAGGAAATTGGGAAACTTGAAGGGTAAAATCTCACAAAAAGTATCCACCATTACCAAAGAGCACAAGTTCTTTACAGAAAATACGGTTTGTCCTACCTGTACTCAAACAATTGAGGAAGAGTTTCGGTTAAATAGAATTGCTGACGCTCAAAATAGTGCTAAAGAACTTCAACAAGGTTATAAAGATCTTGAAGAGACCATAAAACTAGAGGAAGAGAGAGAGCGTCAGTTTATTGCTTTATCTAAGGAGATTACGAAACTCAACAATGACATTTCTCAAAACAATGCTAGGATTTCCTCTAACCAACGACAGGTCAGAGATTTGGAAAGTGAAATTCAAACACTTACCGAACAACTTGAAAACAAAAATACTGAGCATGAAAAGTTAGAAGAGTTTCAGACCAATCTTCAAAAAATCTTTGAAGACCTGGGAACTAAAAAAGAAGAGATCGTTCATTATGATTTTGCATATTCTCTTCTTAAAGATGATGGTGTAAAAACCAAAATTATCAAAAAATATCTTCCCTTCATCAACCAACAGGTGAATCGTTATTTACAGATGATGGATTTTTATATTAATTTCCATCTGGATGAAGAGTTTAATGAGAGTATCAGGTCTCCCATTCACGAGAACTTCTCTTATAGTTCTTTTAGTGAGGGTGAGAAAATGAGAGTTGATTTGTCTCTTCTCTTTACTTGGAGAGAAGTTGCAAGAGTGAAGAACTCCGTAAATACTAACCTTTTAATTATGGATGAAGTTTTTGATTCATCTCTGGATGGATTTGGAACTGATGAGTTTCTTAAGATTATCCGTTATGTAATTAAGGATGCTAATATATTCGTGATTTCTCATAAGACAGGCCTTGAGGACAAATTTGAAAGTGTCACTAGGTTTGATAAGAAGGGAGGATTCTCGTATAAAATAGAATCATAAGCACAAAACCGATGAACACTCCAAACTGGCAGCATCATTCTAAAAAGAATCAGAAGCGGAAACTCAAACCGCAAGCACTGCGACAAGCAAAGGCACGTCGCCAAGCACTCAAGAAGCGTCTCCACCAAAGAGACGCTTCTTTTTTATAAATATTTAAAAAGTTTTAAAAAAAATGAGAGATCAAGAAATTGTCGGTCTTGAGGGTGCATATAGTTCCATTTATACTCAAACTCAAGAATTAACAGAAGAAGTAGAGATTGCGACACAATATTTCTACGAAATGGGTTTAAATGAAGAAGGAGTTGATATTTTAATTGAAGATCTTGGTGTAGAAGAGTTTGCTAATTTTGTATATGATATTGCAGAAGAATATTATTTGACTGAAGCAAGAGCAGGTGGTGCAAAAATTGAACCTAAACTTGCTTCCGGAAAGGAAATCAAAGGAAAACCAAAAGCAGCATCATTAAAAAGACTTCGTGCTCTAAAAGCAGCAAGACAAGAATCAGAAAATAGAGCATCGGAATCAAAACCATCAGGGATGACTGCTGCTCTTAGAAGTCAAGCAACGAAAAAGGCAGCAGAAAAACAACCAGAAAAGAAATCAACTCCTACTAAAACAAAACAAGGTATTGCTTCGAAAATTGGTAGTGCTTTAAAAAGAGCAGGAGAAGATATTGCTATTACTTATAAAGTAGCAAGAGAAGTTGGAAAGAGAGCAGAAAACTCTGCTCCTGTTAAAAAGTTTTGGGGAATGAAAGAAGAAAAAGATGCAACCGAAATTGGTTTTACGGGCAAACCTATTCCTAAAAAGAAAAGATCTCCTAAAAATCAATATGAGTTTGAGAAAAAAAGGAGAAAAAATCTAGGTCAGAATGTTGGTGGGCATACTTACAGATCAGATGTAAGTCCAAATTTTAATCCTCGTTCGGTTCGTGAGGAAGTTCTTTCATATCTTCTTGATGAGGGTTTTGCATCTGATGAAAAGTCTGCGGAGGCAATCATGGGCGCTATGAGTGAATCTTGGATTGAGAGTATTGTTGAAGAAATTCTTGATGAGGAAAAAAAGGAATTTCCGAGTGATAAAGTAAATAAGAAGGCTGCTAAACACGATCGTGATTATCTTAAAAGACCAAATTCTTATGTCGGTCAAAGCTCTAAGTTAAAATCTAAAAAAATGAGAGCGATTAAATCTACTGTCGATGTTGGTGATGATCCAAGAAATACCATGCATGGTCAAGATTTGAGAAAAATCAAAACTAGACCAAATATTGGTTGAATTTGGGAAAGGGTGAGACCACTTTTTAAACTGGCACATTAGAGGGTTTCACCACCCTCTTTTTTTGTACAATAGGGTTATTCCAAACAAATCAAATGCCTGTCAATCACGAAATCAAGTCTCAACTTGCCAAACTCCTTGCTACCGAAGACCTTGTGGTTGAGCACAAGAAGGTGGAGACTGCTTGCTTCAACGTCCATACTCGTGTGCTGACTCTGCCAATGTGGGAGAAGGCAAGTAATACCGTGTATGACCTTCTGGTTGGGCATGAGGTTGGTCATGCCCTTTATACTCCTGATGAGGATTGGACCAACAATGTTAAGGTTCCTCCACAGTTTGTGAATGTTGTGGAGGATGCTCGCATCGAGAAACTGATGAAGCGTCGTTATGCTGGTCTTGCTAAGACTTTCTTTAACGGTTATAAGGAACTTGCTGATCAAGATTTCTTCCAGATTGGTGATGATAAACTGGAAACTTACAATCTTGCCGACCGCGCAAATCTTTATTTCAAGATCGGAAATTATACTGATATTCCGATTGATTGTGGCGAAGAGACTGAAATCATCAATATGATTGCTGATAGTGAAACTTTTGCTGATGTTCTGATTGCCTCAGAAGCACTTTATAAGTATTGTAAGAAAAATCTGCAAGAAGAGACTAAGATTTCTCTAGATAATCTTGAGTCCCAGCAGAGTGGTGCTAACAATCAACCTGCTTCCGACTTTACTGATCAGCAGGAAGGTGAAACCGATCAACCAGAGTCTGATGGTTCTCAAGGTTCTGCTTCCAATGAAACTACTCAACAAACTAAGGAACAAACTAAGGAACAAACTAAGGAACAAACTGGGGGAGAAACTGGGGAAGAACCTGAAGTCAAGACGATGGAGTCTCTGGAAGAGGCACTCAAAGAACTCGTCAATAATAGTGGACCTGAAAATGTTTATCTGGAACTTCCTAAACTTGACCTGAAAAAAGTTATTGTTCCCAATGATGAGATTCATTCTCGATGTAAAGAGACTTGGGATACTTTTATTGAAGAACGTGAATATAAGCACGAAGACCTTTTTGGTGAAATTGATAGACAGTTTGTAGAGTTCAAGCGTTCAGCACAGAAAGAAGTCAACTATCTGGTCAAAGAGTTTGAATGTCGTAAGGCAGCTGATTCCTATGCCCGTGCTACGACTGCCCGTACTGGTGTTCTGGACTGTTCCAAACTTCACACTTACAAATACAACGAAGATCTTTTCAAGAAAGTTACGACTCTTGCTACCGGTAAGAATCACGGTCTGGTATTCGTTCTGGACTGGTCTGGTTCTATGGGTGAGGTAATGTTGGATACGGTCAAGCAACTCTTCAATCTTGTTTGGTTCTGTAAGAAAGTTGCAATTCCTTTTGATGTTTATGCTTTCACAACTGATTATCCTCTTGTTTCTTATGATGAGAATGGTAAGGCAAATATGCGAGAACTTGCCTATCAAAAGAAAGATGGGATGATTCAAGTTGGTGAATGGTTCTCTATGATGAATCTTCTTACCAGTAAAGTGAATGGTAAGACTCTAGAAAATCAAATGAAGAATATTTTTCGCCTTGCCTACTCTTTTGGACGTAATTGCTATTCATTATATCCTACTCCTTTGGGGCTTTCTCTTTCAGGAACTCCTCTGAATGAGGCACTGATTTCTCTTCATCAGATTCTGCCCAAATTCCAGAAAGAAAATAAACTTCAAAAAGTTCAGTGTGTTGTTCTGACTGATGGTGAGGCATGTGGTATTAAGTATCACCGTGAAGTGAAGCGTCATTGGGAGGATGGTCCTTATTTGGGAACTTCTCATATTGGCAATAATTCATTCTTGCGTGACCGTAAAACTGGAAACACCTATTCTTTGGACTGTGAATGGCATCAAATGACTGATGTTTTCCTTCGCAATTTGAGGGACAAGTTTGCCGACATTAACTTCATTGGCATTCGTGTTCTCCAATCGTATGATGCTGGCAATTTCATTCGTCGGTATTGTGGTTATTATGGTCCAGATTATGATAAGGTAATGAGTTCTTGGAGGAAGGAAAAGGCATTTACCATCAAAAAGTCTGGATATCATTCTTACTTCGGTCTTTCTGCTAATGCTCTCTCTCAAGATACGGAGTTTGAAGTTGATAATCCTTTGACAGCAACTAAGGCGCAAATTAAGTCTGCCTTTGTGAAGAGTTTGAAAGGTAAAAAAATGAATAAAAAAGTTCTTGGTGAGTTTATGGAACTTGTCGCCTGAACCACTTTCCAAACTGTCACAAGGGGCACTTACCTGCCCCCCTTTTGTCGCTATACTATGAGAGTTCAAAACAAAACCGCCTAACTACATTATGCCTCGTAAAATTTCTGTGACTGACGAACAACTGATCGCTGATCTCCAATCTCTGTTTGGTTCTGATCTGAGTGCTGGTGATATTCGTGGTTATTGTGCTTCTCGCAATATCAATTATCAAACCGTAACTCGTCGTTTGGAACCCTTTAAAACTGATCGTGGGCGTTGGAATCTGGAAGTGACTCAAGAACGTGTTGAGGAGATTGAACGTTCTTATCAAGCACCTCCTGCACTTCCTGCTGTAGAACAAAACCTTATTCCTGATAAAGATGATACCTTCGTCAAGTTTGGTAATTTTAACGATATTAAGAAGATTATTTCTTCCAATCTTTTTTATCCAACGTTCATTACGGGTCTTTCG